CTTAGGTAATGGATTTTTTGCAACAGACATAGTAGAAGCTAATATTATATTGCTAAGAAGTTGTGTCTGGAGGGTTATGCTTTGCATTCATTATAATAATGATGATATATGGATTTATAGAGATTATGATTTTGAAACAGATACATTAAGTGATGCGGTGGAAATTAAGGCTTCGTATAGTGGTTCTTTGCACTCTTTATCTGCCGAAAACAGAAGAAATTGTAGTACACTATTGGGAGGAGAAGATAATACATCTTTAGTTTCACTTATAACATCATCGTTATATTATGATTCTGATTCTGGACGCTATTATGGTTGTTGGACTGGTTATTCTATCGGTCTTTCTCAGCATACTGCGTATCCTATACTGTTCTATTCTGAGGATAATATGGAGACAATAGTTCCGTTTGCTGTATATCAATATGATACAAACTTTGAGGCTAATATAGTTCTGAATAGCGGAAGGATACATATACAATGTAGGAATACTAACACTCAACCAGCTCATCAATACAACAGGGTTGCTTATTCTGATGATAACGGTGCTACTTGGACTATTCCTACTGGAGGAGAATATCTGAGTCACGATTCCAACAGACCGAGAACATACAAGATTGGTAGTGATGTCGTATGGATGTATGGTGTTGCTTCAAAGTATGGAGGTAGATGCAGGATTACTATCAAGAAAGGCAGTGACTATAATACTGCTATTAGGGTGTATGATATTGAAAATCAGTGGGGATTGGTGTACTTCTCTGCGTTTGTGATTAACAACCAACTGTATCTACTTTATAGCGACCAGCAGACTAATATCAATGGAGAGAATGTATCTAAAGTATTTGGCAAAGACGTTGTGAAATTTGTAAGAATTGGTAACTGGGAATAAAATTGTTTAGACATAGTTCTTGTAATAAGTAGGTACATATAACCCATAGGTGACTGAGTTAAAGAGCGGACCATTTGGCCCGCTCTTTTAGTAGTCACGCACGTAGTTGTCAAAGACGCGGAGGTCGGTGTGTCCAGAGCAGCGCCGCAACTCATGCACATTGTGCCCTCTGAGTACGTTTACGGTGATGGCGGTTCTTCTGGCAGTATGGGAGGAGATAAGCTTCCATTTGGGCACAGAAAGGGCCTCAAGTTTCCCATTGCGCCTTTCCTCAATCCTCACTGGGTCCACCAAGCCGACGTCACGCATCAGTTGATGAAGATAGTAATTATAATTGCCAATGGTCGCCGTGTATGGAGCCTTGTAGTCGTACTTCTCAAGTATCCTGTAGGTTGTCTTCGGCTCGATGCTGTACAGGTCAATATTGACAACTGCAAGGTTGCCGGTCTTCTGCTGGGTGATGTGAAAGATGTTCCGTTCGAAGCAGCCGGGGTCAATTCGGATCATGTCGGAGTGGCGTTGGAAGAGGTTGCATGAAAGGACAAACATGTCTCGCACTTTGTGTATAGTCTCACGGAAGTCCGAGCGCCTGTCTGCATAGAAACGGTCTATGTCAAAGTAGGTTATACGAGATACCTCGTCTGCTGTCAGGGCTATTTCTTGATTCCTGGGTCGTTTGATGTCGAAATCAGTGTAAGTTGGTGACACTGTTGCATTGTACTTTACTGCCCAGTTAAGGACTGATCTCAGTTGGTTGCACATCGTTTCAATGGTTGACAACTTCAGGCCGCGTTGCTCGCAGAATGAAATGAAATAGTCCCAGAAAACATCTGTGACTTGTACTGGCTGAAGAGCGATGTGATAATTCTCTTCCAATATTTTGAGGTTGTGAATGAGCCCTCCAAGAGACTCTCGATAGTTCGGATGCAACCTGCTCTTTGATTTTATACAGACTCGAATCACCTCCATTAGAGAGCAATCCTTAAGATTCATAGTAAATGGATTACGAAGTGATTGTTCAAGATATGCCCTAAAATCGCATAATTTTACGCCAGAATTTGTTACGGCGGATTGTTGATGCGCAGTATTCATGATTTATTTATTAATTAATTTATTTCTGTTTGTCGAGAGTATTTAAAACAACTCTACATTTGTAAAAAAGGTTTTATTATGACAACAAAGAAGAAAACTGGAAACAAGAAAGCAAATGGTGGAAGCACAAAAAGGGCAAAGCCGTTAGTGCCAAGAGCAGGAATTAAAACAACAAGATATGGTGGAGGCGGAAAACTCTGTAAATAAACGACTGTATAAGATAACGCTGATAGCATTGAAAGTAATCCCAATGCTATTGGCGTTATGTACAGCAGTAAATACCATCTTTGCCTTGACTGATGTAAACAATGCAATTCTGTCTTATATCGGTGGTATATCGCTCCTACCGCTATTGTTCCTGTATTTAACTTCTTATGTGTTCAGGTTCTGCGAATATCATAGAATGTTCTTGCACTATATCCTCGTAACGAACATTGTAAATATCTATGATTTCTATATCGGGATTCCACTATCAGACAAAGGAATGATAGAATTGTATGCTGTGGTTGCTTGTATGTTTTTGTTTGTTATCCTTTACTTGTACAGAAAAGAAAAATGTTGCAAACGATAAAGAAACTATTGCTTCAAATAGTTGATGATATTGATGCTGGAAATAGCAATGCGGATGAAGAAGAACTCATGCAGATTGCCGGTGCGTTAAGAAAGTACACAAGAAAAGACAGGCTGATTAACAAATATCAGGCATACACTTATCTTAATATAAGTCGAGCGAAGTTTGACAATATGGTTCGAGAAGGTCTTATCCCACGAGGCATAAAAGAGCCCGGTTCTAGAGAACTGAAATGGAGAAAAAAAGACCTTCCTACACCAGTAAAGAAATAGCAACATATTACTAAATCAGGCCATGTGAGTCAATGACTTACGGGGCTTTTAGTATCATTGTCTTTCATCGTTTTACTGCCATAATTTTGTTATCGGTAGCCCATAAGGGCTTTGTTTAACAATTCAAACACTGTATTATGGCAAGTGAAACTTTAGTCTATACTCCCGAGAATAATGGGGGTACTGTACCTGCCTGGCTGGCTATGCAGAATGGCGGCTTTGGTAATGGTCTCGGTGGCTGGGGTGGAGGTATTCTTGGCTTCTTCCTTGGTCTCCTTTTTGGTAATGGCTGGGGTGGATTTGGCGGCTTCGGCAATGGCTTTGGTGGCGGTGCTGGCGCTGGATTCCTTTCCAACCAAATCAATAATGACAGCGGACGTGAACTGCTGATGAACGCCATCAATTCTAATGGCGAGGCTTCTCGCGCTGCTATCTCTTCCCTTTCTACTATGCTGGGACAGGACTTCAACCTGGTTAACAGCGGTGTAAGTGCTCTTCGTGACGGGCTGTCTGCTCTGACTGCACAGACCGGTATGTCTTCCCTGCAAATCATCAATGCTATCCAGAGTGGTAATGCGTCCCTTGCATCAGAACTCTGTCGCTGCTGCTGCGAGAATAAACTTCTCATCACCTCTCAGGGTTACGAGAACCAGCTTGCTACTGTGAACCAGACCAATGCTTTGACCAGCGCAATCACTGGCGGCAATCAGCGTATCGTTGATGCGATTTCTGACCTGAAGACTACGACTGTTCAGGAATTCTGTGCGGCCCGCGAGCGTGATATGCAGGCTGATATTGACCGCAAGGCAGAGACTATCACTCAGCTCCGTGGCCAGCTTGACAATGCCGCACAGACCAGCGCTATTGCTGCGATGATTGCTCCTATCGCCAAGGAGGTTGACGACATCAAATGCAAGATGCCGCAGACTGTTTCTGTGAATTGGCCCAATTTGCAGGCTGTGAATGTAACTCCCTATGTAAGCGGCGGTTTCTATCAGGGCGGTTACAACGGATATTACGGTGGCGGCGTTCCCGGTTTCGGTGGTGGTTTTAATTTCTAATGGAGGGCATCACTATGTGGTTCGGATATAGGATAAATACCAATTCGTATGGTACGCCATATCTTCGGACAACTGGTGTAACGGTTGGAACGGACACAGTTGATTTCTCTCTTGGTTTCCGTCCAATTGACCCTATCGGAGATATTACCATCAATGTTGCGAATGCGATTCCAGATGGAACTACTGGGACTTTGCCTGTTCGGTTTACCCTCAATGGCACTACGAGGACTCTGACTTTCTTCGGCGGAACTGCTGTTACTGCGGCAGATCTCGTAGGAACAGGCGATATCAAGGTCTTCCATAATTTCTATAACGGAACGCTGCAACTCACTTCGCCTCTCGCTCCAACGGCGTAGGTTATCAAAAACTTTAATTTTCAATTACTATGTTCCAAAGTTTGACGCAGGGCGCTACTATCTCGGTCCTGTACAAAAACATCCCTCGTGTAGCTGACGGCAAGGTTGTATCCGTCAACACGCATATGCCCTCTTACAACCCAAGTCAGCCTATGGCAATGCTTGGTGGGCCAGTAACAGATATAACCATACAAGTCGGAAACGAAAACATCCCTTTGGCTGGTTTACCCGCCAACGGAGTAGTGGCTAACTTCCCCGAAAAGGGATTGTTTATCGCAACCGATAGGACAGCCGTCATCCGAGAAATCGAGACGATGGCTCAGACCTCACGACAGGTTCTCGAATCTGTGCCTGCTCATCAGAAAATGGTGAGTGACTGTGAAGCCCTGTTGCTTGACTTGAACCCAGAAAGGAAGAAAGAAGCACAGCAGGCGCACGAGATGTCTGAAATGCGGAATGAGATTGCAGAACTGAAAGAGCTTCTGCGTCAATCTCTGGGACATTCTAAAAAGGAGGAAATACAATGAAACTCGCAAGAATAATGAGACGCGACGAAGATGATTTCTACGCGTTTAAGAAAGAACTGAAAAAGGCCAAGCACGCCATCAAGGCTATCTGTGATTTGACAGATGAAATGGAGGCGAAATACTCCGAGCGTGATGACGATGATTGGGACGATGATGACGACGACGAGATGGAACGCAAACTGAAAAAGCGCGGCATGAGTCGTTAATGTTGGGTTGGGGCGGGAAATTACTCGCCCCTTATTAAAATAAGGACCTATAAATTTGAATAAGGATTTATTAATTCAAATAAGTTATGGAAAGATTAGATAACTACGATATACTTCCTGAAGGCATGGATTCGTATCTGTCATCTCACGGGCATCATTTCTCTAAGCCGATGCTTGAATGGGCTGTAAGTATGATGCGCGATAGGAATGGGAACAAGATGCGGCTGATAGATAAAAAGCGTTATGATGAGCTTATGAAAGTCTACAATCAGAATCTTGAACGTACAGAAGGATTTTATGATGGACTGTATGTCTGGCATATGGCGTCTGCGGATTACTTTGGTTCTTCTGTTATAGACGAGCAGCATCTCGCCATGTATGTTGCCGACTACATAAACGATAGGGACGGAAACCCGACAAGGGCGTTTGATGAGTTCTATGTTAATTGTATCGCAAAGGGAATAGACGTACCGTGGCTCGATATGATTTAAGAGCAATATTTCCACTTGTATCCTTTATGATGAGAATATTCTCCGTTAATGCAGTAATTGATACTTCTATGACAAAATCCATCTTTAACAGCATCTTGAATACACTCGTATCTTTTTGTTGAACCGTCTTGTGCTATTCGTAAAATCGGTTTGGTGTGAAGGCGTTTCCCATAAAAGAAACAATTTTTGCCGGATTTTGCCTTAGAAATCTTTTTACTTGTTATTGGATTTGATAGATTCTCGTGCACAGTGGCCCATCTTAAATTGTTTACATTATTATTAAACGTATTCGTGTCAATGTGGTCTATTGTTGGTTTATGTTCTGGGTTATCGATGAACGCTATAGCAACCGCTTTATGAACATAAATCCTCTCGCTTTTACCGTTTCTGTGTGACCCGAATCCAAGATATGCTCTGGTCTTTCCACTTGGGTGTGTTTTAATTATTCTTGGCGATATAGGTCTTGTAATACCATTTTTATCTGATATTGTTCGTTTAGAAGATTTAATTCTACCATAATTTGAGACCTGATAGAAACCTTCCCATCCTGGAATATCTTTCCAGATTTCGCCGGGCATATCCTGCAAGGATAAATTCTGATATGGATACATAATACTAACTATTTAAATGATGCTAACGAAAGGAAAGAGAGGAAGGCGGTTAGCACGCTTTTCAAAGGGTAGCAATTCCTTTTATCCTCTCTTTGCAAAGATAACAAAAATGTTTTAAATAATGATACATAGAGTGTTAAAAATATTAGATTGGGTGGTCGATTTCCTGTTCGCCAAATTGGATTATGACGATGAGGGTGTTTTAGCCTGTCTGTATGAGATTGATGCTGATTACGATGTGCTGCGTCAGGTCAACCGTATTATGGATAGTGATAAATTGAATTGCGGCTTTACTTTCGCTAATCCTGATTTGAGGCGTGCTGTGGTTGTTATTGGACCGTCAAGTTCAAGTAAGGAGTTTCTTAACACGACGGTTCATGAAATCCATCATCTTGCAGTAGCGATTGCAGATAGTCTCGGCTATGATTTGGAAGGGGAAACGCCTGCCTATCTTGCCGGTGATTCTGCCCTTGCTCTCGCAGAAACGATTTGCGAGCTCGGCTGCCATCACTGTTCGGACTAAATCCGGATTACAACGATGTTATTTTGAAACCACCAAATGATTCATTTGCCGTGGTCGGTTGTGTATTACTTAAAACTACTTTTGTATGTACAAGATTATAGATGTTAAAGACTTAACGATACAGAAAAAGATGCAGCAAGCAGTTTCATATATTAGCCATGTCTGGGATAAACTTGGTGAGATTTTTCACTATCCTATAACATGGTTTGGAGGACTTGGTTTATTTGTTATTGATGCCGTTACAGGTGGTAAGATTATTATCTATATGGTCGTCATATCTGCGACGATTGACCTTATATGCGGTATAGCGGTAGCAAAGAAGAAGAAAGAATTTACGCTCTCTGAACTCATGCGTCAGACGGTTGAGAAACTGGTTATCTATGGTCTTGCACTGTTGGTCTTTCTTTGTGTTGACGGCGCTATTGAAGCGGAAACTGGTTTTCAGACAGACATTACATCTGGAGTGGTCGGTGCATTGATTACGCTTACGGAAGTGTGGTCATTCATGGCGTCACTCCTTATTTTGTTTCCCAACAACGGTGTCTTGAAACTCTTACAGAAACAACTCACAGGAGAGATTGCCCGTAAACTCAACTGCGATGAAAGCGAAGTCAAACAGATACTAAATGCTTCAAGGAAGAAAAGCGCAGTGAAGCGCGACAACAAAGGAAGATTTGTAAAGAAGTAAGTATGTTGGAACTGAAAGTAGAACGTAGATGGAAACGCTCTGGTTATTGTATCGGAGTGTTGTATGTCAACGGTGTTCGTTTTTCTGAAACAGTTGAGGATGAAGACCGTGGACTTGACGCCTCTATGAATGTCCTTGATATTCTTCGACTGAAAAAGCCTGGTATCACGGCAATTCCAACAGGTAAATACACAGTTATACTTTCAGTTTCACCAAAGTTCAAAAAGAAGGTTTGGGCAAAGAAATACGGAGGACTTGTTCCTGAAATCACTTCTGTGAAAGGATATAGTGGTGTCCGTATTCATCCAGCCAACAAAGCAGAGGAACTGGAAGGCTGTATTGCTCCCGGTGAGAATAAGATTAAAGGCGGAGTAATTAACTCAACAAAGACTTATACTCGTCTTTTTGAACAGTATATCTTGTCTGCTTGGACTCGAAAAGAACAGATAACCATTGAAATAGTATGATAATCATTAAGAACAATATCATTCCATTTTCCGGATTTCTCGCAATCAATATTTTCGGGATATTGTTTGTGAGAGAGGAGTACTGGAAGAGTCGGAATGATAATACGAAAAAGACAACACTTAATCACGAGTCCATTCATACTGCTCAAATGAAGGAATTGCTGTATGTCTTTTTCTATATCATCTATTTCTTCGAATGGATCGTCAGGCTTTTCATTAACGGGAAAAATGCGTATGACAATATCTCTTTTGAGAAAGAAGCGTATTTCAATCAAAACGACCTTGATTATCTGAAAACAAGAAAACATTATGCGCAATGGAGAACAGGAAAGTAATATGTTTAATTCTCGGTTTGAGTTTATTGTTCGGAGGAATATTTGTGTCCTGTTCTCCGCGCATATTGGAGAATGTCATTACGAAAATAGAATACAAAGACAGGGTTCAGAAAGATTCTGTGTTCATTCGTGACAGTGTTTTTCAGAAAGAATACATTAAAGGCGATACCGTTTATCTCGACAAGTACGTACATAAGTACATCTATCGGGACAAATATAAGACAGATTCTGTATTTATTGCCGTACACGATACGACGATTATGGAAAAATTAGTTGAGAAACAACTTACTCCAATGCAGAAAGCAAAGCAAGATACGTTCTGGGGACTTATACTCGCTCTTGTTCTCGCTCTCTTGTGGATACTGCGCAAGCCAATCGGAAAACTATTAGGGATATGAAGTATACGATAACATACAACAACCTCCATGTTGAGGACTCGTATCAGACAAAGAAGGCCCAGATAGAGCCTTTTCTTAACAGCGCCAAAGCAATTCACCCTTGGTCTGAGGTATGGAAGCGTTCTTTGGGCTCAATCAAACGAGAATGGGCAACCCATACGCTCCTGTATAATTTGCATCTGTTCCGTTCTCATACGAAGGACGTGGATATAAACTATCCGCAGAAATGGTATGTTAAGATTGCATATACAGTTTTTGGTACAATATCATTGTGGTTAATTAAATAAGACTTTGATATATGATAAAGAGAATTAGAATAAATAATGATATTAAGGTTGATTGGACTGTTAATATCAAGAATTCGGAAGGCGAAATTGCGGATCTTTCTAGTTTTGATTTAGCAGTTGACCTTATAGTCGGAACAAAGGTATTTCATGTTACCGATTTCACTGTGAGCGACAATTTGATTTCTTTTGTCTATTATGGTTCCGAGCAAGTTTATACCGGCTCATATGTGCTGAAACTATATGATGCCACTAACACATCAGTGACCTATGATGTCAAAACTGCGTTTGTCCTTATGGAACATTCGTGGTTTTCTCCAGATATTATTACTGTTCCCACCTCGGTTGAGATTGCATCTTCTGTCTCTGTTGCGCAGATTATTGCTGTTCCGGGTCCGAAGGGAGATGTTGGAGTTGAGTCTGCTACCGCAAGCATTGATGATATTGGGGATGTGCCTACTGTCGAAGTGACCTTGCAAGACAAGAACCTTGATTTCGCATTTCACGGAATTAAGGGTTCCGGTGGCGGTGGTGGCGGTGGCGGTACCGGAAAGGATGGGCGTTCTATTACTGGCGTGCAAAATTGGTTCAAGTTAAGTGCGTCCACGTCCGTCTCTGCGCCAATTATATCTATTGCAGACCCGAGTTCGGCTGCTGGTGGAGGATGGTCGCTTACAGCAGGAAGTCCTACTGTACAGTTGCCTTATCTGTGGTGCTTCATGCAGGTGAATTATGACAAGCCGCTTTCTTCTGGATACACTTATTCTCGTAGTAGCGCATACATCGCCCGGCGTTATAATAGCGATTCATCACAGGAGTTCGAAAGCCTTGAAGAGATGATTGAGCAGCTTCGCTCTGACATGGAGTCCGATATGGCTGGATATGAAAACGACCTAAGACAGTTGAATACCAGTCTTAATAATCTGCGGACGCAAGTTGAGAGAAGTATGGCAGGTGATATCGCGGCTCTTAAGTCGAGATTCAATAATATCGATGGTACGGATGTGAAGAAGATTGAAGACGACGAAGATGGTTTATGGGGAGTGCTCACGAGCTACGACGATGACACGAAAGGCCAGAAATCTTTTTCCGATATTGTACTTGATGCCAAAAATGCAAAGCAGACTCTTTCCGTTGGTTCTGAGTTCTTCGGTAATCGTACTAGTGCGGAGGTAACACTTGACGGTCTCAAGGGACAGATTGCGTTGAAAGCTACGCAAGATTATGTTGATTCTGAAATCGCGCAAGCACAGTTCTCTGCTGATCCAACAGCATTAAAGAGCGTAATATCGAAAGGCCAGAAATGTTGGAAGAAAGGCACGCAACTTTATCCTTATGATTTATATTTGAGTGGCTTTGATGGTTCCATTTCAGAATACGAGGAGTATATGGGCAAGTCTCCGTCCGAAGGCGGGCCAGAGGGAGATGACGTAAATCCAGCGGGTCCTTTTACTATTGCTGTTACTGTTGACCAGTTTTCTAATATCCAGCAGACTGTTGATAGCATATCTTCGAGCATGTATGAAGTCAAGTATGCATGGGAAAAGGATAATGATATATATTCGTATAATAACTTTGAAGAGGAATACGAAGAGCGCTCTGCTACCTATGAAAGCTATACCTATGAAGAGTATGTAACGCTCGTACTCCGCTATAACAAGGTTGAGATTGGCAATGTGCTTTCCGGCATTATTCAAACATCAACTGAGATTGAGAGTATTGTTGGAGACATGGGGTATATATGGCGGAAGTCTAATGGTGACGGCACTTATCAGTATCAGCGTTATGCGGTTCCGTCTAATCAGACCCGTGATGACTATGTGGCTGCAATGCAGAATGCGGGATGGTCTTTATATGATTACTCACAGAAAATGGCAGTAATTGACCAGACGCAAGATAGCATCACTTTGTCTGTAAAACAATCTTCTCTTGTATGGATTGACGACACGCTTCCTGCTGATGATGACGACTACTGTCTTGATTATGATTATTGGTTGGATGATTACGAGTCTTCGTCTTATTCCGGCACATATGAAGAATATGTTAGTTATTATCATAGTGAATATGAGCTGACAAAGGTCTCTGATTCGATGTCTAGAATCAAGCAGACTGCTTCTTCTATTTCCAGTGTTGTGTCTGATGTTGAGGATGTTAATAGTCGTATGTCTGCCGTTGAACAGACAGTAGATGGTATCAGCCTCGCAGCGACCAAGGGCGGTAAGGCATGGAAAAAGACGATAAGTGGTCAGGACGATATTAAAGCATACGATTATTTTGAGGATGATTATGAAAGCTCAGGTTCTTCTCTTGAATATGAGGCTTGGGTAATACAGACTCAGGGATATTCCATTGAAGACATTATTGAAGAGCTTGGTGCTGTCAAGGTCCAGTCCGACAAGGTGTTTGCCGGTATTACAGATTCGAATGGAAATGTTGCGGCATCCATAGAGATTATTAGGGACGCACGAACTGCCGCTGGTCATAGTAAGATTGTTCTTGATGCAACTAATGTTGAAGTGACATCTACGCTATCAGCTGGTATTGTCAATACTGGTTTTGCCAACGTGTCTTCACAGTTGCTTGTCGGTAAAATCAACGATGCTACAGGTAAGATTAATGGGACTGTTATTACTGACAGCTCTATTACAACACATCAAATAGATGTTGATAATCTTGCTGTAAAACATTTGGATGCCGCCGATGGTACGTTTACAGGTAAATTTAATGCTACGGCTAGTCATACTGAAAGCAGCGGTGATTACACTCACCAATTAACGCTTAATCCGGAAGTTTTTACACTATCTGCTTCTGGTGGCCCTGCATTAAATCCAGAAGCCGAACATATCCATATATGGCCATGCGCTGATCCTGACGCATATGATAGGAATGGTCTACTAGAACTATATGCTCCGGGCAAAACCGCCCTTTTTATAGAAGAAGGTTTTGTTGTCGGGTATAACGAGATTACTCAATTTTTTAGTAGCAATGGAACGATAGATTGGCGTGGGCACAGGATAATTGTTACTGCTGCGTGCCAGCTCACATTGCCTATTATGAATCTTTGCAAGGGGACTCACTTTGTCATTTTTAATATGAATGCATCCAATATAACACTTTATGCTTATGAACAAAATGAAATCATCAATGGTAGAAGTGGTACTGGTGCTTCGTCTGCAAGTAATTCATTTGCGCCTCCGTCAAGCGTAATGAAAATAGAATTGATGTGCGATGGGCAAGAATGGTATGCAATTGCGTTGTAGAAATGCCGAGCAAGTACCATAACAAGAAAGTCTGGTATGACGGAATAGAGTTTGACTCAAAGAAAGAGCGCGACTATTACATCTACCTGAAACAAAAAGAATCTGAGGGCGAAATAACCAATCTTCGCCTTCAGGTTCCTTTTATTCTTATCCCCAGGGTAATTGGCGAGAAGACAATTGTCAAGCACCTTAAGAGTGGCGATAGGATTGAGACAAAACCGTATGTCAGGCAGAAGGAAACCAAATACTTCGCCGACTTCGTTTATACGGACCCAGTTACTGGCTTGGACGAAGTGATAGATGTCAAGAGCAACATAACACGTAAGAAGGAATCTTATCGTTTGAAGAAAAAGATGATGCTTGCTTTCCTTGGCATTGAAATTATCGAGGTCGTTTTGTAAAAACGCAAGCAATCCATTTAAAATAAACAAGTCATTTGTAAACCGCAAAGCAAATCAATTGTGGTTGGTTCTCGCGTTTGCCTATTCAATAATTTTGTGCAAACCAAACAGGAGAATAATATGGATGAAATGACTTTTGACATCGGCGGAATCCTTACGGATGAAGAAGCCGAAAAGTTCTTTGAAGAAACTGAAAACGAACAGCAGGAGCAAAATCCTGATGAAAACAACGAACCCGCCGAGGAGACTGATGAATCCGAACAGGATAATCAGGAACCGGAGAGCGTAGGTGGGGAAGAAAAAAACGAAGAAGAGGAAGATACCGGAAGCCCTTCTGGTGACGGTTCTTCTCCAACTGTTTTATCTTCCATAGCCGTAGCTCTGAAGAAAGACGGTATCTTCCCCGACTTCGAAGATAGCGAACTTGCGGCGGTGAAGACCCCCGAAGATTTTGCCGAACTCGTTGATAAGGCTGTTAATGCACGAATGGAATCTGAAACGAAGCGTGTGCGTGATCTGCTGAACGACGGTGTTCCCGCTGACTCTATCAAAGGTTATGAGCAGACGCTGAATTATCTTAATGGGATTACAGAGGACATGCTTAAGGCCGAAGGAGAGGAAGGCGACAATCTTCGAAAGAGTCTTATTTACAACGACCTTATTAAAAAAGGTTATTCGGAAGATCGCGCAAGACGCGAAGTGGAAAAGTCTTTCAAGGCAACAAGTGAAGTGCAAGATGCAATTGATGCACTTGCTGGATTGAAAGAGACTTTCCAAAAAGAGTATCAGCAGATTCAGGATGAAGCGAAACGCAAGACAGAGGAAGCCAAGGATTTGCAGAAAAAGCAGAGTGATGATTTCAAGAAGATGGTTCTGGAAGACGAAATTAAGATTGGCGATTCTAAACTTGATAAACGCACATGCCAGAAAGTGTTTGATGCCGTATCGAAGCCTGTTTACAAAGACCCTGATACAGGACATCTCCTGACTGCTGTTCAGAAATTCCAAAAGGAGCAGCCGCTTGAGTTCCTAAAGCAACTCGGACTGTGGTATGTCCTGACCGATGGTGGGAAGAATATAACATCTCTGACGAAGAAACAGGTGCAGGCTGAAAAGAACAAGGGTATCCGTGAACTGGAACGGAAAATCAACTCTTCTTCTTTCGGTGGCGGCTCTCTGAGATATGATGGTGGCAATACTGGTATCGCCGGAGACGACATTCTTCTCTCTGACGATTGGAAAATTGCCTAAACGAATAACCTTTTGTTAAACTTTAATTTATAGTTCTATGCCTGGACGTATTAATCCTACTCAAATGGCTGGTGTAACCGCCTGGCGTGGTACGGTTACCAAAGAGAATCATATCTATGGTCTCTTCCGTACCAATCCGCAGAAAGCCAGCGATGTCATGACTACTCTGATGAGCGCCATGCATCTTCCCACTCTGGATTCCTATCTTTCCAAGGAGGTTCCGGTGCGTTATTATGACGATGATAGCGAACTGCATTGGGATGTTGTTACTTCTTCTCGTCGCAATATCCCTCTGATTGAGGCTCGCCGTGCTGATGGCACGAAAGTGGCGGCTGCTAACGAAGCCAATGTCGGTGTTGGTTTTGAACCGTTCTATCTCGTATTCCCCACCGATTGGTTTGCTCTTGGCGAAGTGCTGTGGGGCAACTTCAATGAGACTTATCCTGTTATCGTGAAGGAAGAAGGTCACGCCGAAGGAACCAATACCGTGTATTTAGTTGAGCCTTTTGGCATCAACGGTGCTCAGGGTATTCCTGCCGAGCGTCTGCTTGCCGGCGAGAAATTCAGTTGGGCATACGCTCCTGTAGAGTCCAATCTGTCTCGTAAAGTCGGTGATGTGCGTTTCAGTGCGCCTATCTCCATGCGTTCCAATTGGCAGACCGTGCGTATTCAGCACAAGGTTGGCGGTAAGGAACTTGGGAAGAAGATGGCTGCTCGTATTCCCATTACCGGTACTCAGGGTGGAAAGCAGGTGACCAGAACTGTTGACCGCTGGATGTATGCCGTTACTTGGAAAATTGAAGAGACTTGGAGCGAGTACAAGAACAACTCTCTTGATCGTGGTGTTTCTACTATCTTCGAGAATGGTGAAGTTTCTAACTTCGGTCTCTCCGGTCTGCCCAACAAACAGGGCTCCGGTTTCCGGCAGCTGATGGAAATGGGTAATCAGCAGTTCTATACAAAGTTCTCTATCAATCTTCTGGAAGATGTGTTCTCCAGCATGTTCGCAGGAAAGGTTGACTTTGGTCAGCGCAAGGTTGTCGTGCGTACCGGCGAATGGGGTGCCAAGCTCATCTCCAAAGAAGCCAAGAAAGAGACCTCTGGCTGGATGCCGTTGTATTCCGCTTCCGCTCCTTCTTATTTCCAGAAGGGCAACAACACTAACTTCACTCCTTCCGGTAACGGTATTACAATCATGGATTATCAGGTTACCCGTTGGATTTCCTCTAACGGACTTGATGTCACCATCATGATTGACTCCTCCAAGGATGACACCCAGACCAATAAGATTATGCACCCCGCAGGTGGTCCCGCAGAATCTTATACGATGGACTGCTTCTACTCCGGTGCCGAGGATGAGCCTAATGTGCAGAAGTGCATGATTAATGGTCGTCCCGAGCGTCGTGGTTATCAGTGGGGTCCTTTCGACAATCCGTTCACCGGTGAGTCCAATAACGGTTCCGCTTCCTTCGACGAGGATGCCGCAGTAATTCACTATCTCGCCACTCAGGGCATCCGTATGGTTGACCCGTCTCGCGTGGTGTGTCTGAAACCCGCTATCCTTCAGGGATAATAGAACAACAAACAATTAATAGGAGAAGATAATTATGGAAAAACAGGTAAAAAAGGAAACAGTGATGACGAAAGGCGAAGTGAATCCGCTTAGGAACGAAGAGATTTATGTTCGATTTGTTCCGCAGGCTACTGGCTTTGGCATTGAAAGCAAAAGCCATGTCGGCTACGGAAACCTTTTTGATGGTAATACGGTGACGATTGTGGTTCCCATCTTGGGTAACGGTCGCTACAAGAACATTCTCACCAATGACGAGAAGGATTACCTCGAAAAGGCACTTGGTCTTGACTCTAATGCCTTGTCCGTGTATAAGACTGAAAACAACTATTGGGACAACTATAAAATTCGTCTTGATAAAGAGGGAATGAAGTTGAATCTTAGTGATCCGCAGGATTATATTCGTTACAAGGTGCTGCTTGCCAATTCAGATGTCATCGCGCCTTCTGTTCAAGAACGTATTGACAGACCCAAAGCCACCTATCGTTTTGAGCTTGTACGTCTCGGAGAGGAGGCAAGCATGGAGAGCATGAAGATGGATGCA